GATAATCATCATCTTGATAATCATTATATTCTTCTTCTTCTTCTTCTTCTTCTTCTTCTTCTGAAAATTGATAACCGTCGTATTCATTATCATCATTATCATCATTATCATCATTATCATTATCATTATCATTATTGTTATTATCATTAGTATCATGATTATCATTGTTATTATTATTAACTTGATCGGTATATTCGGATGTTAGTGGTTGTTTATGAGAAATCTTTTGTTTTTTGAACAGGTCATTGTAATTATCACGAGTATCAATATACATATTATTTTTATTTTCTTGTGTTGGTGTTAGTGTATATGAATGTGGATTTTGTTTTTTATGTGGGACATCATTATGATTTTCATAATTATAATATAATTCAATTTTCCAAGGTGGTCCATGTCCGGATGTTCTAAAAACGAATACATTATCTTTATCTTTATTATTGGTATGATAATCAATTAAAGAGTTATAAAAACTACTAGAGTTAGTAGTATCATACCAATAATCGATATATATGATAGCATAACCAGTAGGATAATATTTATCCTCATCAACATTATATTCGCATTCAGGATGTTTATAAAATTCAATATCATATAATTCAGCAATGCTGTTTGTATCGAAAAAATTATAAATATCTCTTGAATCCATTGGACAAATATCATCATTAATAATTAGAACATTATGACGATTGATAGGATGAACCATATCCCACATAATATATAAATAATATAATAATATAACACAGCAAATTTATTTCAATTTTATTATTTATAAACTTATTATTTTAATAAAAATAAAAAATAAAAAATAAATTTGATGTTAAATATTATATTATATGTAATGATATAATATTTAATGAAAATTTTAGTATTTGACACAGAAACAACAGGTTTACCAGAAAGAAATGCATCAATTAAAGATACAGAAAAATGGCCATATATAATTCAATTAAGTTTTGTTTGTTTTGATACAAGTAATAATAATATTATAAAAAAATATGATAATTATATAAAAATAAACAGTACAATAGAATTAACAGATGAAATAAAAAAATTAACAAATATAGATGAAACAAATATAGAAAATGGTGTAAATATAAAAGAAGCATTAAATGAGTTTAATAAATATATGAATATATCAAATTTAATAGTAGCACATAACGTATCATTTGATAAAAGAGTAATAATGGTAGAATGTTTTAGAAATAAAATAAAACAACAATTTGTAAAATTTAATAATAATAAACAAATAAGAATTGATGAATATTGTACAATGAAAAATAACACACATTTATTTGAAAAGAAAAAATATCCAAAATTAATTGAGTTACATAAAAAAATATTTGATGAAGATGTAAATAATTTACATAATTCATTTGTAGATATATTAGTAACGCTACGATGTTATATAAAAATAACATTAGATAAAGACATTGCAGACATATTAGAATTCAAAAATTTATTTAGCTATTATAATATATTATAATATATTATATAATTATAAATGGATTGTAAAAAAATATTAATAAAAAATAAATTACACGATAAAAGTTCTACTCGAAAATGGTTAAAAATTAATTACAATAAAATAAATAAAACAAAAAAAGAAAAAGAGGAGTTATATAAAATAGTAGAATGTTACAAAAAAAGTAATTTTTCAAATTTAAATGAAGAAACAGAAAACGAAACACCAAAAGAAAGAATCAAATTATTTAAATCATTAAGAAAAATAGGTAATTTTAGTAATATAAAACCATATCATAAATTTGATAAAAATAGTTTTAATAAAGAACAACTATTAAATGATATAATACATGCATCTCCTAAAATTACACAGATGATGACTAATATAAATATATTAGATGAAAATGATAAAAAAAAATATGGAACAGTGTTTAAACATTTTATATTTTCAGATGTTAAAGATGGTGGGTATGGAGCAAAGATAATAGCATCAGCATTTACCGCTTTGAATTATAATGATATAATAAAAAATGAGAAGGGTAAATTGACAGTAAAAATTGATGAACATAATAAATATAATAATTATGGATTATTATGTTCAAATTCAATATATGATAAAACATTTACTGAACATGCAAAGAAAGAGTTGTTAAGTATTTATAATGAAAGACCATCAAATATAAATGGAGAAAATATAAGATTTATAATATTAGATAGTGGATATAAAGAAGGAATAGATTTATTTGATGTTAAATATGTGCATATTTTTGAACCAGCAAATACGATAGCAGATTTAAAACAAGTAATAGGAAGAGCAACAAGAACATGTGGTCAGAGTGGTTTAGATTTTATAGAAGATATAGGTTGGCCATTATATGTTTACAATTATTATTTGAATGTTCCAACCAGTATAATGGATACATTTTATATAAAAGATAATAAAATAAAACATGAAGAATCAGATGAAGAACTGTTTGAATATGAAAAATATCATGATTCAATTTTGAAATTAAGCGACTACGATTTAGCATTGAATAATTTAGCAAAACAATTATACGAGTTAGCACCAGTATTATCTGTAGATTACATATTAACAAAAAATTTGAATAATGCAGATTATTATAATAATATATTAATAAATGCAAATGATAAATATATAGAGGAAAGTGTAGGTGGAGGGAAATCAATAGATAATGAATTTAAAAAAATAAATATAAAAAATAAGTTTTATAATATAGATTTGATAAATTGTAATGGTACATGTGGAAAATCGCCAACATCAGATATACCAGTATCAACATCATTCTTAAAAACAGTTTATGAAAAGTATAACCATCCAAAAACAACTGATAAATCAAGAGGTTATTTTTGTCTTTATATGAAAGAAAATGCGGATTATTGTAAGCAATTAAATACAACTTGGAATAAACGTTATTCATATATTCCAGCTATAATAGAAATGGGTAAAAAAAAAGATATTGATAATAATTTGAATAAAATAGAGGTGAATTTGAATACAAATGTTAATGATAGTAAATTAAAAAAAAATTATAAAATAGCAGACTATGATGGAGTAGAAAAAGAAAATTTAAAATTAAAAAAAAAGCTGAAGTTCAAAGAATTACGAGATTATATAAAATCTAGATATGATAAAGATGAATATATATGGGAAAAAATAAAATTAGAGAATAAATGTGTAGACAACAATAAAAGTAATAAAAATAATCAACCCAAAATCATAGAATACAATAAAACACAAAAATTTATAGTAGATTATTTTAATCCAGAATCACCATATAAAGGGTTGTTACTTTGGCATAGTGTAGGAACAGGTAAAACTTGTACAGCAATAGCATGTGCGTCAGAATCATTTGAAAAAGAAAAATATTCGATACTTTGGGTAACACGAACAACTTTAAAAGAAGATATATGGAAAAATATGTTTGAACAAGTTTGTAATAGTGTAATAATTAGAGAATTAGAATTAGGATTAATAATGCCAAAAGATTTAAAAAATAGAAAAAAATTATTATCAGATAACTGGATAGATCCTATTTCTTACAAACAATTTAGTAATTTATTATTAAATAAAAATCGTGCATTAACTTCTTTATTGATAAAAAAAAATGGAACAACCGATATTTTGAGAAAAACTTTAATAATAATAGATGAAGCTCATAAAATATATAGTAATGATTTAAGTGATCAAGAAAAACCAAATGTAGATATAATGGAAAAATTAATAAAAAATAGTTATAATGTATCAGGTAAAGATTCGTGTAAATTATTATTAATGTCTGCTACACCTTTTACAGATTCACCAATCGATTTTTTTAAATTGATGAATTTATTTGCAGAAAAAAAAGAAGATGAAATAACAACTGATAAAAAACAATTTGTAAATAAATATATGACATCAGAAAATATTATATCAGAAAAAGGTATGATTGAACTTGCAAATAAATTAGCAGGAACGATTTCTTTTTTAAATAGAGAAAAAGACGCCACACAATTTGCACAGCCAATTTTAATAGATGTTCCGGTATTGTTATCGCATATAAAAGATGAAAATGTAAGAGATAATTATTATACAAAAACAAAAAAACAAAAAAAGGGTAAAAAAAATGGGAACTTAAATGAAAACGAATATATATTAGAAAATTTAAAAAAAACATTATATCAAGAAATAGTTATAAGTAATATACCAAATGATAGATATAGTTTTGTATATAAAAAAAACAAAAAAACAATAAAACGTATTGATTATAATAGGAAACTTTATGAAAAAGAGCAAGAAATTTTAAGAAAAAAGGAAGAACTACGAAAAAAAAAAATAGAAGAACAAAGAAAAAAACAATTAATATTAGACCAAAAGAGAAAAGAAAAAGAAAAATATTATGCAGAAATAAAAAAATTACAAGAGATTGAAGAAGCAAAAATAAAAGCTTTTAAAGAAACACAGAAAAAAGAAAAAGAAAAGCAAGATTTACTAAAATTAAAAACATTCGTAGAAAATAAAGTAAATAAAGAAAGATTAGAGAATATAAAAAATGATATACTACATAAACCTGCTAAAGTAATGGTTGACGAAATGATGTTAAAATACATAATTATAAATGGAAAAATAATGAAAAAAGAATAAATTTTAATGTATTATATAAAAAAATTATAACATATTGAATTCTATATTATAATTTTTTTATAACTTAACTTATAATTTTTTTATAACTTAACTTAACTTATAATTTTTTGTAAGTTTTTTTACAATCTTTTGATTTTAAAGCTTCATTAAATTTCATATTGTTTTTTTTACAATAAGATTTAACATGTGTAATCCATTTAGAAACCCCTTTTCTTTTTTTTGATTTTTTTCCTTTTCTTGGATTTTTGCTAGATCTAGATCTAGATCTAGACATAGATCTAGACATCGATCTAGAACGAGAACGAGAACGAGAACGAGAACCACGAAATTTTCTAGTTGAACGTCTTCTTTTGCGACCACCAGTTAACCCCGACTCATTATCACCCGTAACATTATCGCCCATATCATTATCATTATCATTATCATTATCATTAGTATCCATATCATTGTCACCCATATCATTATCAATACTACCGCCATCTACATTAAAGTTGTCGAGCACCATTTTATAGTATATTATATATATATTTTATTTTTTGTAAAATATATATTATTAATAAAATATATATTATTAATAAAATAATATATATTATATTTTTTAGTAATATATGTATAATTTTATTATCAGGTTACATATTTTTAATTATATTAAATTTAATATATAACCGTCATTCTAAAATAATATTACTAAATATTATTAATTAAGCTTCATCAGAAAAAGGTCACGATCCACCTTTCATTCTTTTTTTAGAAGTTTTTTTTTTAGGTTTTCTTTTAGATTTTCTTTTAGATTTTCGTGTAGGAAACATTTTTTTAGACATTTTTTTTCTTAAATTAATTGTTTTAAGTTTATTAGCTTTTTTAAATATATTTTTTTTAATTGATCTAGACAGTTTTAATGGAGATAATTTTTTTGTTATTTTACCAACCGAGTTTAAATAATTAGTCATTATATATATACGCAATAAAATAATTTATTTTCGTTTTAAACATTTTTTATCAATTTTCAATGTTTTACATTTTTTTTCTTGTGGAACTATATTTATTACACATTTAGCTTTTTTACCATAAAGCGGTGTAGTACACCCTTTTTCTTTTTTAAATTTTTTATAGTTAAAAATAGTTTTATCTTTATCTTGAATTGTACATCTAGACCTAAAATTTTCATACCTATCTCTAACTTGACAATATGATAAATTGGAATTTTTATTTAATAATTTATTTACAACTTCATGTAAATTATATATATATCTTGAGAAGCTATATCTGTTTTCAAATATTTCATTCTTTAAAGGAAATTTTTTGAAATTATTAGATAGATTAATTCTGCAATATTTACATGGTAATATATGTTGTAAATTATATATAAATTGTTTGTAATATTTTTTTTGAGACAATGAAGGTTTAACTGGATAGTTAAAACTCATCACGTGAAGGAAGTGCCATAGACCGGGGCCCCAAATACTAGTTAACATGCCTTGTTCGTTATTATAATCTTTTTTGTTATATGTATTTTTGAATAGTTTTTTTTTATATGTAGTGTTTTTTTTAGTAATTTTATTCATATCTATATCTATATATATATATATTATATATTATATATAATGAAAATAATATAATAGATATTCTTTCAAACTATTATATGTTGTTAAAAAAAATATAGTAGTTTATATATAAAATTATATAATATTATTTTATATTATATATAATATATATAATGAATAGTATATTAAATATTCTTTCAAACTATTATATGTTGTTAAAATCAACGATAAAAAATAATATATTATTAATAATATTATTAATAATCATATTTTCAACAATATCTTATTATTTATATATTACTACTTTACAAAGTTATTTTGATAAAAATTCAAACAAAGAATATACACCAAAAACACAAAAAAACCAAAAAAATGAAGCAACAATATATTATTTTTATACAACATGGTGCCCACATTGTACAGAGGCAACGACACATATTGACCAATTAGAAAATGAAATAAAAATAATAAATAAAAGTCAAAAAAATATAATAATTTTTTTAAGAAGAATAGATTGTGATAAATCAGATAATGAAAAATTATTAAAAAAACATAAAGTAAATGGATTTCCTACTATAATATTAGAACATAAAAATAAAATTTATAATTATGAAGCAAAACCAAATGGAAAACATTTAACAGAATTTGTCAAAGATTCATTAAATATCAAAGACGTATGATATAATTTAATAATTTAATAATTTAATTAAAATTGATTTATATAATAATAATATATTATTAATAATTATGGCTTTTTTATATAATTATTATTATGAATTACCAGAAGATATAACAAATATTATAATAGAGTATGCTAATATATTATATAAAGAATTATGTGCAAACAAAATTCAAAATTTATATTACAATTTTGTAAACAAGAAAAAAATAGCTATTGAACTAATAACAAATATAGAAATAAAATATAATAATAATTATGATTATAATTATGATTATTATTATAATGTAATGAAATACATAGATATAACAAATGATTACAATACAAAAGTAATAAATTATTGTGCAAAAATTTTAACAGGCAAAGAATACAACAATTGGTGGTATGTATTTTTAAGAAGAATAGATAATGGTATAATTATTGAAACAGCATATCACAAATATCGTTTGAACTATATATTAGATGTAATAAATGGTAAACAATATAGCAATAAATATTTAAATGAAACAATAAATGAAAAAATCGATAATTATAATGATAATTATAAAAATCTATATATTTTAAATGAAAAATTTAAATGCAAGTTGTAAAAATTATATTAAATCTTTAATATAATAATATTAGAATTTCATTAGACAGTTGCAATAAATTTCCATCCCAATTCATTGCATATATTTTTCCATATCTCATCTTGTTCAATTCTTTTTTCTCGATCTTTTAGTTTTGGAAAAAAAGGTAAAAATTGATATTCTCCTAATAATTCGCAAAGTTTATATATAGTATAATAATAATTTAAAAAATTAACACGTGTAGATGGACAAAATTTAGAATAAGGTTTTTGTATTTCTAAAAATAAATTACATAAAGTTTCTTCTAACTCTGGAGACATAATTGGTGGTTTTATTCCAAGCTTATCTTTTATAAATGGTATATGTTCATAGTATTTATTATATTTTAGGTTTTTTAATATTTCTTTTAACTTCAAATTATCTAAATTTTTTAATTCAATCCGTTCTTTTTTAATTTGATATTTTATTTTTTCAAATACTTCACATGGTATTTGCGTCGTTTCCTTCGCTTGGAATTGAGCTAATATCTCCTTCAAATGATTAATCCTTTTATATGCATAAAAACATAGCTCTTTTGGTGGTTCTTTATAAGACGGTTTTTCGTTTTCTATATAATATTTAGTATATTTGTAACAATAATTACATATATTAATTCCTTCATGTTCTAAATATACTATATTACCGGTGGTGCAATATTTACATATTTCAGTATTATATGTATATGAATTATAATCAATATAATTAGTTTCAGTATTAGAAAAATATTTATTTAAAAGTTTACAATTAGATACATTAGTATCATCATCATCATCATCATTATTTAATTTATTAGATAAAAAATTATTATTAGATTTATTATTATATTTATTATTATATTTATTATTATATTTATTATTATATTTATTATTAGATTTAGTGTCTAATAAATAATCGTAATTATTATCATTATCATTATCATTATCATTATCATTATCATTATAATTACTATTATAATTAGTAATATTGTTATTGTTATCATTATTGTTATCGTTATCGTTATTGTTATTGTTATTGTTATTGTTATTGTTATTGTTATTGTTATTGTTATTGTTATCGTTAT